GGGTTAGAACTCCACTTCGACAATATGCTAGCTGTGTTCTTGTTGATGTTGATGACTCCCTCGATAGCATCTTTAGTTCTGATATGGCTATCGGCAGATATGTTGCACAGAGGGCGGGAATCGGCATCAATGCAGGTAGAATCCGTGGCATCAACAGTAAAATCCGGGGTGGAGAAGTTCAACACACAGGTGTTATACCTTTCCTTAAAAAGTTTGAATCAACTGTCAGGTGTTGTACACAAAATGGAATTCGAGGTGGCTCAGCGACTGTCCACTTCCCAATCTGGCATCAAGAAATAGAAGATATCATTGTTCTTAAAAACAATAAAGGAAGTGAAGACAATAGAGTTCGTAAATTAGATTATTCTATTCAAATCAGTAAATTATTCTACGAACGATTCATTAAAAACGAAAACATCACTCTCTTCAGTCCACATGACGTTCCTGGTCTGTATGATGCTTTTGGTACTGATGGATTTGATGATTTGTACAGAGATTATGAAGGTGATCCAGATATTCCTCAAAAGGCAATTGGTGCTCAAGAACTTATAATGAGTCTCTTGAAAGAAAGAGCAGAGACTGGTAGAATCTATATTATGAATATTGATCACTGCAATTCTCACTCATCCTTTATGGATAAGATTGAGATGAGCAACCTTTGTCAAGAGATTACTTTGCCCACAAAACCACTCAATCATATTGATAGTACTGATGGTGAAATTGCTCTTTGTATTCTTAGTGCTATCAATATTGGTAAAATTAAAGATCTTGAAGATCTTCAGATTCTTTGCGATCTTGCTGTTAGGGGTCTTGATGAACTCATTGATTTTCAGCAATATCCCATCAAGGCAGCAGAAATTGCCACAAAAGCACGTAGATCCCTCGGAATCGGTTATATTGGACTCGCACACTATCTTGCAAAGAATGGACTCTCCTACGACGATCCTGGAGCATGGAAATCGGTTCATGACTTGACCGAAGCATTTCAATATTATTTGATCAAATCGACTGTTAATCTTGCAAGAGAAAAAGGTGCTTGTGAATACAGTGATCGTACTAAGTATAGTCGGGGAATTCTTCCGATTGATACATATAAGAAGGATGTGGATGAAATTGTGCCAAATGTTCTTCATCATAATTGGGAGAAACTTAGAGCACAAGTTAAGCAGTATGGAGTTAGAAACTCAACATTGTCTGCACAAATGCCTTCAGAGAGTAGTTCCGTTGTATCAAATGCAACTAATGGAATTGAACCTCCTAGAGGATTTCTTTCGATTAAAAAATCGAAACAAGGACCTCTTAAGCAAATTGTTCCGCAGTATAATTCACTAAAGAACAATTATACTTTATTGTGGGATATGTCCTCTAATAAGGGATACATCAATATTGTTGCAGTAATGCAAAAATTCTTTGATCAGGCAATATCTGGCAATTGGAGTTATAATCCAAAACATTATCCAAACAATGAGATTCCTGTGTCTATAATGGCACAAGATCTTTTGACTACATTCAAGTATGGTTGGAAAACCAGTTACTATCAAAATACATATGATATTAAGACTGATGAGGTAGAAGAATCTGCTGAATCACTTGATACCTTAATCAATCAATTAGAAGCAGCAGAGGAGGAAGACTGTGAGTCTTGTAAGATTTAAAACAAATCAACCTTTAAAGGAGAAAAAAATGGTCACACAAATGACCGTCTTTAATTCTGAAGAAGTAGACTTTAAAAAACAACCAATGTTTTTCGGTAAACCTCTTGGCATTCAGAGATATGACTCTTACAAGTATCCAATCTTTGACAAATTAACTTCACAACAACTTGGTTACTTCTGGAGACCAGAAGAAATTTCTTTATCTAAGGATCGTGGTGACTATCAGACGTTACGCCCTGAGCAAAAGCACATTTTTACCAGCAATCTTAAATACCAGATCATGCTGGATTCTGTACAAGGGAGGGGTCCTGGGATGGCTTTTATCCCTTACTGTTCACTTCCTGAATTAGAGGCATGTATGGAAGTCTGGGGATTCATGGAAATGATTCATAGTCGTTCTTACACTCACATTATCAAGAACGTCTATTCTGATCCTTCAGATGTCTTTGATCATATTCTTAACGATGAACGCATTGTTGAACGTGCTATGAGTGTTACAGAAGCATATAATGAGTTTATCAATGTTGCTAATCATTGGGGAAATACTAATGATTGGCAATATGCATTAGAAGAAGTTCCTTACGCATTAGAATCGAGATATGAACTCAAACGTAGACTCTTTAGAGCAATTGCAAACGTTAATATTCTTGAAGGTATTCGTTTTTACGTATCTTTTGCATGTAGTTTTGCTTTTGGCGAACTCAAGCTTATGGAAGGAAGTGCAAAGATCATCTCTTTAATTGCTAGAGATGAGAATCAGCATCTTGCTATCACCCAAAATATTTTGAAGAAGTGGAGGGAAGGTGATGATCCTGAAATGGCGAAAATCTTTAAAGAAGAAACTCAATGGTTAACTAAAACTTTTGAAAATTGTGTTAATCAAGAAAAAATTTGGGCAGAATATCTGTTCAAAGATGGATCTATGATTGGTCTAAATAGCAAATTGCTTCAGCAATATGTGGAATGGATTGCCAATCGTAGAATGAAAGCAATCGGACTTAAACCAATTTATGACATTTCCGCAAAAAATAATCCACTTCCCTGGACGGAACATTGGATTTCGTCGAAAGGTCTCCAAGTGGCTCCACAGGAAACAGAAGTCGAATCTTACATTGTCGGAGGAATCAAACAAGATGTTACCAAAGACACCTTCGCAGGATTCTCACTCTGACCTTGAAAAGATTTGGAAAGAAATGGATGAAATAGAATCTTTGACACCAATTGTTAAAGATTCTATTGAATCCTATAGGGAAGCAGCAAAATCAGATTCATATCTCTTCGGAGATTATGATGCATATAGTGCTTTTGAAAATTGAAAAAATGGGGGGGTCCTTGAGACCCTCTTTTTTTATAAATAATCCTATATTAGGAAAATAAGTATTAAAGATGAAGTCTTTATCTCAAGCACAATATGCAGAACTTAGAAGTCTCTACGAGAGTGTCTATGCTCCACGAGAAATGGAAAATGATATTGAATTTTCTAATGAAGAGTTGGAAGATATTGTAGAAGAAATTGTTTTAGAACTTCTCCATGAAGGATATAATGATCAAGAGATTGAAGAATCTTTCGATGATGAATTGATTGAGGAAATTATTACTGAGGCAAGAGTCACTTATGGAAGTGACACTGAGAGTCCTGCAGAAAAGAAGGCAGCAGCACGTAAGGCAGCACGTAAGGCAGCAATTAAGGGTGCTGTTGAAAGGACAGCAGGAGCAGCAAGAGGAACGGCAAGTGAAGTGGGTCGTCGTTCTAGTAACTTAGTGACTAAAGCAAAGGCAGGTGCTACCAGAGCTGCTATGAAGGCAACTGGAGTTAAGGCAACTGACGTTCCTACAAAATCAGGTAAGGCACGTAAATCTGCAGATACTTTTGTTGCTGGTCGTAAGGCAGATAGAGATTCTGCTAAACAGGCTATTAAGCAAAAAATAAAATCAAAAGCAAGTGAAGTTGCATCGAAAGCAAAAGCAAAGGCAGCTGGTGCTGCAGTTGATGTTGCACTTGCGGGCAGTGCTGCGAAGAGAAAAGGAAAAGAAACTGTAGGTGCTGCGAAGAGAAAAGGAAAAGAAACTGCAGGTGCTATTAAGTCTGCTGCTAAAGGTGCAGTATCGAGTGCTAAGAGGGGTCTTAAGGGTCTAATCAGAAGAGGTGCTGAAAAAGTTGCTTCGGGTGCCACTAAAGTTGCTAAGAGGATGTCCGAAGAGGTTGAGACCTATGATGTAGTGGTTGAGTTTCTCTGCGATCAGGGCATTGCAGAGAACCTTCAGGAAGCACAATGGATGATGGTCAATGAAGTTGACTCTGAGGACATTGAGACCATTCTGGAGGCATATGGATTGACTGAAGGTAAATCTGATCGTCCTTTAGGAATTATGCATCAGTTTGCCCGTGGAATGAAACAGAAGAAGGGTGAAAAACGTGATATTAAGTATGGTATGGATAGTGAGGGTAACGACACCGAAAAATATTTAAATATGCAAAGATCAAAAAGATCATCTTGATAATTGTATAAAACTCACATAATACTTAAGGGGGGCTTGACAAGTCCCCCTTTTTTAATTAGAATACCTTTGTTAGGGTTGAAGGATAAATAATAGCTCATTAATTCCTATAAAATGAGTTATGAGAACCCATGGAGATATGATGATAAAGTTTTTGATTCCGATTCTATTTTGGATAACTTTGGGTTTGTTTACTGTATTACCAATATATCCACCAAACGCAAATATATTGGAAGAAAATACTTTTGGTCATTTAGAACACCGAAAGGAAAAAAAAGAAAAGTAAAACAAGAATCAGATTGGAAAAAGTATTATGGTTCTTGTCCTGAGTTAAAAGAAGATATAAAAAAATATGGTAAAGAGATCTTCAGTAGAGAAATATTAAGTCTTCATGAAACTAGAGGTCTTTGTAATTATGAAGAGACTAAGCAGTTGTTTCTTCATAATGTTTTGAGTGAGTCCCTTGACAATGGGATGCCTGCATACTATAATAGCAATATTCTCGGACGCTACATGCGTAAAGATTATGGCAACTTTGGAAGACACTCTATCAGCGACTCATGAGTGGGCAGTTGATAGAATGCACATTCTTTGTGAAATGAAGACTGATGATGTGTTAGACTCAATTGAGAATGCTCATGCAATTCAATCTGAGTTTTCCGAATGGTTGGATCCCAATACTGAGGATCATGAAATTTATTCTTTAGAGTATCTCGGAGAATAAAAATTTTCTATATACGTATGTTGTTTTTATTATTTTAAATGACCAAAATTATTTTTGTATCACTTTGTTTGACAGCATCTGCAGCATGTGCTTATCCTGCACTTAATGAGATCAATAAACCCCCTGAAGTTGATGTTTCTGTAAATGAAGAGAATGCAATTAAATTAGAAGTTATTCAAAAAAAGTGGACATGTCCATCATGTAATGATAATGAAAAATATGTTCTATCAAAACTTCAAGAACATACTAAGATCTCTGATCGGAATGCCCTTGCTACGATTTTGGGAAACATTAAATCGGAAAGCAACTTTCATCCCAACATTTGCGAGGGAGGGGCTAGAGTTCCTTACAATCGTTGCTATAGTGGAGGTTATGGTCTTATTCAATGGACAACTATAGGACGATATAATGGTCTTGGTAAGTTTTGTTCTAAATATGGTTGTGATCCAAGCAGTTTGGAAGGTCAAACTCGTTGGATGATTAATGAACCTATATTCCAGAAGTATCTTCCTATGTTTGAAGGACCTGGACAAACCGTTAGACAATACATGGTCCCGGCATACTATTGGTTGGGGTGGGGCATTAAAGGTAATCGTGAGTTATATGCTTATGATTACACTAAAAAAATGGTATTTGCATAATTACACATGAAAAAATTAATTGCAGGATTACTAGCAGCAGCACTTTCAGTTCCTGCATTAGCAAAAGATCCAAAAGTAGAATGGTATACTCCAGAAGCTACAGGGTGTATGATTCTGGGAGAGTGTAAAGAAGATGTCAAACAAATATACAATTTACTTGATGTGTCTTCTGAGTATGATAATATTGATAGTTTTACTCATATTACTAATGAGTTCAACTTCATGCTTGTTTATCTCAACCAAATCGGAATTGATGTGTTTTTAGCAGATGAAAAGTATTTTGCTCCACTTGCTAGAGGTTTATATCACTCCGAACATAATAAATTTTTCTTGAATAAAGCATTCATGAAGAGACCTAGTGCTTTGATGTCAGTGATGAGACATGAAGGATATCATGCTGCACAAGATTGCATGGCAGGAACAATTGATAATAGTTTTCTTGCTATTATTGAACCCGAAGAAAATGTTCCTCAGTACTGGCAAAATGTTGTGGAAGATAATTATCCCAAAGAAGCATGGCCCTGGGAGAAGGAAGCAATGTGGGCAGGGCATACTGAAGGTATGACATTGAAAGCACTGAAAGCATGTGCATCAGATATTCCTATGTGGGAAATTTATGAACCTACACCCTTAACCCGTGAATGGTTAGTTAAGCAAGGATTTATGAATAAATAATAAAATCATACATAAGAAACCAGCCAAGAAGAGTTTCATGAGAATCATTTCTATGTTATAATTGGGAACTCTTTGTTGGATATTAAAACTCCGGTATGACTAATTTAACCAGAGACGTATTAATCAAAACTATTGTTGCTGATGAAATGAAAAGTTGCAATGGTGAAGAATATGCAAAAGAACTTAAAAATTCCTATCACAAATGGGAACATGAATCAAGTGAAATTCTCTGTAAACAATATAATAAAATAGTCCATACAAATTTGACTGTTGAAGTACTGAACCCATAAATACATATGTTCAGAATCATCAGACAAATGCTTCCTAAAAAGAAGAATAGTCATGGGAATGATGATGAATTTCATTGGCATGAAGAAGGAATTTCTAGTTTTGTTAGGTTAATTGTTCTTGGATGGACTGGTGCTATTTTAACCCTTAACTACGTATCAATTCCAGGTATTCCTCAGCAAAAAATTGATCCTACTTTTATTGCCAGTGTTTTTACTGGAACCTTAGCTACTTTTGGTGTTACTCCATCAAAGTCTAATGGTAATGGAAGTAATGGACAGCAAGGAAAAGTGAATGCAGTTTCTGCTGCTAAGTCAAAGAAAGAAGAAGAAGAAGATGATGATGATGATAAAGACAAGAAAATTTATGGTGTATGATGAAATTTGAACATAAGTTTGAATATGAATGGGGTGGAGAAGATACTTGGTATACAAAATCTAAACGATGGGCAAAAAAGCAAAATCCAATAATTAGAAGTTTGGCATTGGGTTTTATTGAATGGTTATGGATTAAGTGGATAGAAGGAAAAGTAAAAATGGAAATGTCTTCTGTTGATAAGCAAGCAGAAGAAATAGTCGATATGTGGGAAATTCAAGATAAACCGATTGTAAAATCAGAGAAATCTGAAGTTGAGGGACTAGATATTATTAGTATCTCTACTTTTGATGAATCTGATTCTTCGACCACTAAGTAATACTGACAATGTTACATGGTCAATTATTTGGTGCATGATTATACTTGTTTTGGGTGTTTCTTATTGCATATATACTATTATGAAAGTAGCATATGAGGAATTAGAAGATGGGATCCATGATTCCCCCAAGCAGGAAGAGTTGTTATAATTTCAGAGTGATAGAGATTAATAGAGTTGTTGACGGAGATACAATTGATGTCACGATTGATCTCGGTTTTGACCTTTATAAAAAGGAAAGAGTTAGAGTTGCTGGTGTGGACACGCCGGAAAAGAGAACAAGAGACCTTGAGGAAAAGAAACTTGGATACGATGCAACAAACTGGCTTAAAGAAAAACTCGAATCGGCGGTGGATGGTGATGATGATCTCATTATCCGTACTGAACTTATTGGTGGCGTTGGCAAATACGGGCGTCTTTTGGGTTGGCTTTACATTGGGGACAGAGATTTGTCCCTTAACGAACAAATGATTGCCGAAGGATATGCTTTCCCGTATGATGGAGGCACAAAGATTAAGGATTTTGAGCAATTAAGGGAAATTCGCAGACAACATGGCACCCTTATTGAATGATGATAAAATCGGAAAGAAAAATTTTGAACAACTTAGAGAAATTCGTAGAGCAAATGGAACACTCTTTTGAATTGACAATGGAAGATTTTACGATCATCCAAAATGCTTTACACTATTATAAAAAATCTGATAAAAGAGGTAAGTTCACTGATTTTACAGAACAAAGAATTAATCTTTTAAGAGATAAATTATCTTATCAACTTATTCCAAGTAAAAATAGTAAAAAGGATTGGTAGAATGCAAAAATTAATTAATGCTATTGCACTTCTTTCTGGAATTGTATCTTTATCTGTTGTTGGTGTTGGTGGGTATCTTTATGTGAATAAGGATGCAATGATTGAGGAAGTTAGGTCTAAAGCAACTGAAGAAATTACAAAGGCAATTACGGAAGCATTACCAGGAATGATTAATTCTGCATTGCCAGAATTTCCTGACATGACTGGAGATATTATCCCAGAATCTACGCAAACAGTGCCTAATGTAACAGGCGGTGCTATTCCTTTCTGAGATATTGATGAATATTGTTAAATAATGATAGTATAGTTTTTTTAAATGGCTGTATCAAATTTGAAAAGAAAAAAAGTACGTAAAAGTGATAATGAGAATAAATTTTTTCTCTATGTAATTTTTTATCATATGTTTAGTGGAATTGCAGGATTATTCAATCATGATTAATGGAAATAAAAGATATTAAGATACGGGAATTATCCATACCTGAAATTCCCGATTATTTGACACAGATACCACAATCAATACCAATTGCTCCTCCAGTAACAGTTCAATTGGGATTTCCTATTGTGGATCTTCCTGGATGTGTAGAATCTAATAAAGAAAAAAATCCAAAAAGCACGTCTTTACTTAAAGATGATCCTAATGGAACAATAACACTTTGTGATGGTACTGTTCCATCGTTTAATCCTATAGAATTTACTCCTGAAGAATATTTAATTACACCTAAATCAACTTTACCTCCTGTAAAACCTCCAAAGAATGATGCTAAGTTACCTCAAGTTCAGGCACCAATAATTAGACCTGAGATAGAAATTCCTCAGATATCAACTGAAGAGAAAGAGGTTATTCTTGAGGAGGAATCAATCAATATTATTGATTATTTGCCGCCGGTAGAAGCAGTTGTATCAACTGCTGTTATTGCTTCTGCTGCTGCTACCAGTGCATTAGTTGCAAGACCACTTGCAAATCTTCTCTTAAAACTTATTAGACCTGTAGCAAAAAAAATAATTAAAAAAATATCTGATAAGTTTAGTAAACACGAAGAAATTTGGAGTGTTGCTGAACGAAGGGAATGGCAAAGAGAAAAAAATGAAGGTATTAAAGCATTAAGGAAGATTAGGGGGAGAAGATAACGAACCTCCAAGATCTTTAGCATTTCTTGATATTGGTGCTGGAATCGTATGTCTATGGGGAGGAATTACACCACCAGGATTTGTTACAATTACATCAGCACAAATTGAATAATATGGACTTTTTGGATGAAAATAAATTCCATCCCTTTTTAATTGTCCACAATTCTTAAGTCTTGCGATTTCAAAATCTAATCTTTTATTAGCAGCTTGTTGTTTCATTAAAGCAATGTTGGCAGCAGCTGCCTCTTTACATTGCTTTTGTAAATCTTCATCTAATGGTTTTGACCAAGTGGCAGATAATCCTACACTTAAATTGTAATTATCTTTTTGACCAGTTCTTACTGGAACTTTATATAAAATATTTCCGGGATTATCTAAAGATCCATCTTCATTAAGGTCTCTTAAGTCAAATACTGGATCATCATAAGAACCCTCAAAAGGTTTCTGTGCTGAAATTGCACCTGTTACAAATGGTGTAAAATTGAGTGTAGGACCTTGACATTGAATACCTCCACCATAGGTATTTGTAATGTAAGGTCCTTGAAGAACTTGTATAGCTTGGTTTGTAACTGAACCTGAACTATTGGCAACAGGAGCGGCAGTGGCAGATACACCACCAACTTCTTGAGCATAGGAGGGACTTCCTATTAATAAAGCAATTATTGGGTAAAGATACTTGTAGTTGTTGTAATACTTTCTACTTCTGTTGTTCTTTGAATAATTGTTTGATTGCTTAGTCCAGGACCTTGATAAGTTTCTGAAAATTGGAAAGCAGCAGAATTGTCTTTGACTTTCCAACTGGGTTTGTTGTTTAAATTTAAATTTGTCCATGATGAGGTCACCCCATTTATAGTATTTGGTGTTGCTGTAACATCCGGTGTTATGCTCGAACCATTCATTTGAACATTAGTTCCAGTCACACTATATTGATATCCTGTATTATAATTTATAGAATTTATTGTTTCACTAACTTTGGATTTTGTCTCTGTTGTTGATGTTTGTGAACCTTGTGTGAAATTGGGAACAACAGGGACTGCTCCTGCAGGTTGAAGCAGTCCGTGAATAATTCCCAATATTAAACCCAATCCAATAGATTCTTTAATCATCTAATGGATAGTTCGGATACGAATTGTCCTGTAGCACTTGTTCCTGCTCCACCAGCAGTTAAAGTTCCAATGCCACCTGAAGAATCTACACTTCCTGCAAGAGTTCCTGCAACACCTCCTGAAGTTGTTGTGACGATTCCATATGCTGGAAGGGAACTCACAACACCACTTGTTACTGTTGATCCCGAATTAATTACATTAACAGCATCACCTTGTGTAAATGATTCTGTGAAGGTGATTGCTGCACCATCATTGGTTTGGGAATAAGTTCCTGCATTCATCGTTGCCGCAGCAGTTGCACTTCCTGGTGCAGATAATCCTCCGAGAGTTGCTGTAATATTATTACCAGAAACTGAGTAAGTGCTTCCAATTCTTGTTGCCTGTGATGCTGCTGCATCAACTGTCAATTGAACACTGGAGGATAATTTACTGGTAATATCTGCATTTGCTGCTGGTGCCATCAAAAACATCATTCCTAAGAAAAGTAGAGATTTTTTCATTTATTCGATGCAATGGGGTTTGAAATTATTTAGCATTTTTAACTTCATAAATAATCGTGAATTATTGAATTTGAACACATGAATGATCAAGTAAATCATCTCCAACAGTTAGTGGAGCAAAGAGATAAATTGACATCTGATCTTGAAGCTCTTACCACACAAACTTCTAGAACGAGAGAACTCGCACTTAAAACTCAAGGTGCTATTGAGTATCTCGAAGCAGTCGGAGTCAAACTGCCAGAACCAGAACCAGAAGCAGAAGAAAAAGCAGAAGCAGCAGCGACTGAGGTTGTAGTCCCAGAAGAGGGTTGACGCACAGGGCAAGAGGGATTATAATAAATGAATTGAGAGGCAAAACAGTAAGAGGCACCGACAAATAGGTGTTCGCCTCTCTTTTTGGGCTCATAGTTAAGCGGATATAACTACCGCCTTCTAAGCGGTCGTCCCTGGTTCGATTCCAGGTGAGCCTGCCTAATCCTCTGTAGCTCAGCGGTAGAGCCGACGACTGTTAATCGTCTGGTCGCAGGTTCGAATCCT